GCAACTGCTGGAGTTCCCGACCGTCTGGATCCGCCATGAGGCACTGGCTGGTGAGTTGGCGCGTCAGGAGACTGCCGCCGAGATGGAAGCCCTGGAGCTGGAGCGCCTCGCCGCTGAAGCAGCCCGCCTGGCCGAAGAGCAGAGCATGGTGGTCGGTGAGCGCGATCTGGCCAAGATGACCTCTGCCCAACTGGCCACCCTGGTGGAGGGGGAAGAACTGGATATCGAGCCGCAGGGCCCGCAAGAGAAGGTGCCAGAATACCGGGTGCGCGTGCGTGATGCTCTGAAGGCCAAGCTGGCAGAGCAGGGGGAATAGCATGCAGATGGTGCCCCGCGAGCAGTTCCTGCCCACCGTCAGGATGCACATCACCGGCCCGCTTGAGATGCTGCTGGAGGAGGCCGTTACCGAGGCGGCTGTCACCTTCTGCCGTGAGTCTGAGCTGATTACCCTCGATCGCCTGCTGCCCAGCGCGTCTGCCGGCAGCCTGGAGGTGGTGTGCAATGTGGACGGGGTTACCTCCAGCAATGTGCTGCACCTCACTGATGCGGGGGGCGTACCCCTGGATTCTGGACGTGACTACTTCGCCATCTCTGCCAATGAGCTGAGCATCCTGACAGATCTCAGCAACGTGCGGATCTGGTATGTGGCCACCCCGGTAAAAGGCGCCAAGGAGCTCCCCGCGCAGCTTTACCACGAGCACGCCGAGGTCATCGCTCATGGTGTTGCCGCGTTGCTCTATGCCCAGCCTGATCGCCCTTGGTCTGACTCCAAGCGAGCCAGCTACCACCGTTCCGAGTTTGTCGAGGGATGGCGTCGTGCCGGGCGGTTCCGCAAGCAGCATAGCGCCCCGACCCAAGTCGAGTTCTACAACCCGCCCCGCAAGCACTGCTTTTTCTGATCCCAAGGACACATCATGGCTACCGTGACCGTTGCAACCATCCTCAAGCGGGTAAACACCTTGCTTGTCGATCCTACTTTTACCCGCTGGCCCAAGCAGGAGCTGCTGGACTACTACAACGACGCGACCAAGGCGATCGTGCTGGTGCGCCCTGACGCACACACCAAGAACACCGAGTTCACCTGTGCGGCCGGTACCAAGCAGACTCTGCCTGCCGACGCTCTTCGCCTCATTGAGGTGCTGCGAAATGCCAACGGCAAGGTGATCCGCTACGTGGTGCGCAAGGCGCTGGATGACAGCTACCCAGACTGGCACTCCAGCAACACCGCGACCACGGTGGACAACTACACCTACGAGGAGCGGGATCCGAAGACCTTCTATCTGCATCCAGGTCCGGCCGCGGCGGTGAAAGTGGATGTGATCTATTCGGTTGCCCCCCAGTCCAAGGCGTTGGCCGAAGTGGAGAGTGCTCAAAGCCCGGCGCTGGCTGACCTGGATGACATCTACATCAACCCGATCATCGACTTCATGCTCTACCGCTGCTTCTCCAAGGATGCGGAGTATTCGGCCAACTCCAATCGGGCTGCTGGTCACTACAACGCCTTCTTGCAACAGCTCGGGGAGAAAACCCAAGCTGACGCGAGCATGGAGGCACGCCAGCAGGCCAGTTTTGGCCGAGTCACCGGACAGTAAGGGGGCATAGATGGCTGGTCTTTGGTACCGAGCTGGCACGGTGGCTGTCACCAATGCCAGCAAGAAGGTTGTTGGCACAGGTACCACCTGGAAGAGTGGTGTTTCCAAGCCAGACAAGGGGCACTTGGTTTGGGGGCCGGATGGTAAGCCCTATGAGCTCGACTATGTAGAGAGCGACACGGTGCTCTATCTGGTCACGGCTTATAGCGGTGTTACCGTATCAGGGATGGCCTACTCCATCGACATCACTCGCACCGGTGCGACTCCAGCCTTTAGCCGAGAGCTATCGGCCTTTGTTGCTTATCACCAATTGCAGATGGACGGCTGGCAGCAGCTGCTGACCGGCACCGGCGATGTGACGCTCACCGCGCCAGACGGGACCAAGCTGACCGTGCCGACCTGGGATAAGGTGATGAATGCCGGCGCTGGCGTTGTCGCTCAAGCCAAGACCGAAGCAGACCGCGCCAAGGCAGAGGCTGCCAACTCGGCCGCCAGCGCCGCCTCGTCTGGTAATGCGGTCGTCGCGGCCGCGCTGCCCCTGCCCGATGTGTGGGCCCCCTTGTCTGATAGCCTGCGCATGATCACAGGCTACGGCCGCGAGGTGAAGGTGGGGGATGATGTCGTGGCTAAGATGGTCAATTTCTCACGCAGCTCAACGGCGACATACATCGGCAAAGATGGCGTGTTGAAAACAGCATCCGCGAACGAGCCGCGTTTCGAAAAAGAAGGACTGCTGATCGAGGGGCAGGTTACGAATCTTTGGTCATCACAAACAGCCGTAGATTCTTTAAATTCCTCAATCGGATCAACATTGTTACCTGATGGGACTGCTGGGAATATTTATAAAATAACCCCTACCCAGGGGGCGTTCGCTTATGTGCGAAAGAATTTCGTGGCGCAATCTGGAAGCCACACATTATCTTGCTACGCAAAACTTGATGATGGGTCCATGGCGATGCCATCCATTTACTGCGGGTCTAATGGTGGTTTCAGCACGAAACTTACAGGAGTCTATGTGGGCAATGGTTGGTGGCGAATGCAGGCAGCATTACTTGCCCCCATCGGAAATATCGGATTTGGTTACACCCCTGTAGCTACTGAAACAACGCCAGTATGGGTGTGCAATTTTCAGCTCGAAGCGCTGCCGTTTGCCAGTTCATATATTCCGACAAATGGGGCTGCTGTAACTCGCGGTGCAGATGTAGTGAATATCCCATCCCTTGGGAATATTACCGCCCTCGGGTTCTCGATTTCGGCTGAATTTGACACACTCCGTGGCAGTGTCTCTGTTCTGACAGAGAGTGGTTGTGTGGTTTCAATGGAGCAGGAAAGTAAAGCCAGGATGGCAGTTATTCGCGGAAAGTATGCAACCGCTGATACCGACTATGGTTTTTCCACACATTGTGGTGCTTTTGGGCAGCCTGGTTACATCACAGCGATCTTGAAAAATTTTAACGTGAAGGACAGCAAAGGAAACGTCGCAGTCTCGGAAGGTGGCGGGCTGTTAAAAATGCGGGTGAATTCCAGCGTGACGAGTGTGTCATCCGCTACCGCAACAGTAGCCCCCTTGCCGAACACGATCAGGGTAGGGGCATTTGGTGATGCCGGATCATTCCCACTGTTTGGCCATGTTCGAAATCTTCGTATCTGGCATAGAACTCTTACTGATGCTCAGCTCAAGGCTATCGCATGACAGACTATATCGACCTTAACCTCAAGGCGGCCGACAAGGCCGCCATGACCAGATCTCTGCTGGCTGCTGGTTTTATCAAAGACAGCGAAACCGGCACCCTCTATCACCCTGCCGCCTCGCTGCAACTGCTGCCGCCAGGCATGGTTACTCGCCCCACTGGCACAATGCAGACCGTCGATGGTATCGAGATTGAGGTGCGGGATGCCGTTCCCGGCTATCACGCCAACGTGCGCACTACCGATGCCGCCTTGGCCACCGCCTTGGCCCCGGTGATGGTCGTTGTTGAAACACCTCAATATGTCTGGGCGTAGGGCCCTTCGACATGTGACCCTTGCCTCGTGACGCTCCCGGCGTTACGATTTCCCCATCATGGCCCTGCTCTCTCGAGTGGGGCTTTTTTGTTTCTGCTTCTCTGAGATCCCCATGCCCGTACTCGATATCGTCACCATGCGAGGGACCATGCCGCGCGTGGAGCCATACCTTCTGTCTGATGAGGTCGCGGTCATTGCGCGTGACTGTCATTTTGACCATGGGGTCATATCCCCGCTTGAAGACGACATCAGCGCAGGCACCGAATTACCTGTCGTGCCCAGCACGATTTTTCGATATGGCCAGCACTGGTTTGCCTGGAACAAGGTTGTGGAGGCCATCCGCTCCCCGATCGCCCAGGATCCCTATGGCCGGGTTTACTACACGGATGGTGAATACCCCAAGGTGACCCATGCCCAAATCGCCACTGGCGGCGCAAACAAGCCGACAGCATGGTATCGCCTTGGCGTGCCGGCACCGGGCGTGCCTGTCGGGATAGGGGCCGTTACTCCACCGACGGGTGGTACAGATGACGATATCACTGATGATGAAACCCGCTACTACGTGGACACCTATGTGACCGCCATGGGGGAGGAGGGGGCACCTGGCCCGGTAAGTGGCAAGGTCACCATCCCTATTCCCGGCTCGACCGTCAACCTCGTGCTTTCTGCGCCGCAGTCCCAAGACAGCAACATTACGAAGCGCCGTATTTATCGCTCAGTATCAGGTGGCGGGCTGGCCGATTATCTGCTGGTTGCAGAGTTGCCGATCGCGCAGGCGGCTTTTGCTGATAACCGTGCAGACGCGCAGCTTGGTCCGGTTCTGGAGACCTATGGCTACACGCCTCCGCCTGCTTCGCTGCGTGGGTTATGCCAGATGGCGAACGGCATGTGCGCCGGCATTGCGGGCAACTCTCTCTATTTGTGCGAACCGTACTTACCCTATGCCTGGCCAGAGAAGTACCGCCTCACCACTGAGCATGACATCGTTGCGATAGCAGCTATCGACACCACTTTGGTCATCGGCACCAAGGGGTACCCGTATCTGGCACATGGGGTCAGCCCGGCATCCGTGACCACCCAGAAGCTGAGTCAACTGCCGCAAGCGTGTATAAGCGCGCGCTCGATGGTGGCGATGGATGGGGTGGTGCTCTATGCCTCCCCAGATGGGCTGGTAGGCATCGGTGCAAATGGCGGTCAGGTGGTGACCGAACAGATCATCACTCGGAATCAGTGGCGCGCCATGAAACCTGAGACCATGCGGGCATGGCACCACGAAGGCAAGTATGTGGCCATGACGGATACTCATGGACTGATTTTTGATCCGAAAAGCGGCGACCTTCGAGAGCTGACGAATCGGTGGGATGCGGCTGTATCCGATATGGAGAGTGATTCTCTTTTCGTAACCAAGGGGCGTCACCTGCACATCTGGCGGGGAGGTAACGCCAGCAATGGTCAGTTTATCTGGCGGTCGAAGCTCTTCATGGTGCCAGAAGGTACCTCATTCAGTTGCTGCCGCGTGCTGGCAGACGAGATCGACCTGGTCGGGATCCGGCTATTTGTGGATGCAGTGGTCGTGATGGAGCTCCCCCCTGGAAACCTGGTCGCAGGGGCATTTCGGTTGCCACCAGTTCGCGGCCGACGCTGGCAGGTAGAGGTCTTCGGAACCTCGTTGGTAAGCCGCATCACTTTGGCGAGCAGCATGATGGAGATGGTGAACTGATGTCGAAGAAGCCTGCATATCGTGCTGGCCGGGATCAGGCCGCCGACATCAGAAAACCGTAGAGCTGCTGACGGGCCAGCGTGGGGATCGCCTGGATAAGGCGGTCACCTATCGGGAACTGGCTG